GACAATGGGCATCTATGTAGGTTAATTGAATGGCAAACGATCCCCGCATCAACAGATGGACTCAACCCACTAATCCGCCACCACCCTTGTTTGTAGGGAAGGCAGAGAGAAACTTTGTAAAACAGATCAATGACGAGGTAATTGAGCACGTTGTTGGTCAACAGGTATTGTATTTTCCAATAGACCAAAAATTAACAAAGTATAATATCTACGGAGAGGCAATAGAAAAGAGCTTTTTACCACCCATAAGGGTTTACTCTCTGGTTGACTATGAGGGTTCAGAAAGAAAACAAGATGAATATGGCTTTGACAGTATTTTCAAAATTAAAGTTAATTTTCACAAGCGACGCTTAGTTGAAGATCAAGACTTGTTTGTTCGTCCTGGAGATTTTGTCCAATATGACCTACAGTATTTTGAGATTGTAGATGTCTTTGAGGAAGCCCGCTTTCTCTTCGGTCAGGATTCTGGTTTTGCTGATGGTAAAGCGCTCTCAGTTCAGGCGTCCTGTATTCAAGCAAGAAAAGGGTTATTTAATCCAGGGAAAAATATCTAGGAAAATAAGCTATGCCAAAACGTACCGAGTTAAATCAAGAATTAAAGGCAAGGTATGGGTTTAACCCCTCTACCCTAGAAACAATTGATACGGCGTTTTTTAACTACTTAAACGACGATCTAAATATCTTCTGTGACACAAATGACGGCTTTCATAAAGTCCCTGTTTTGTTTGCATCTCCAGAACGAGCTTTCCAAATTAAAGATAACCCCACGCTCCGCCCTAATGGAAGAACGCTAGAATATCCCTTGATGTCTATCGTAAGAGGAAGTGTAATCAATAATCCAAGCAACAAGGGTAAGTATGGAGTTTATATTCCGCCTTACTTTGGATTTTATAAAAAAGGCGGTGCTATTCCATTTGCTCGTCGTGTGAACCAAGAAAAGAGTCGTGAGCGTGCAAACCTAACAGCAAAGAAAATATTTAAGCAAGATAATTTTCCGTTTGACAATGAAAAGGTAGTATACGATACTCTGTATATTCCTATGCCAACATATGTTGAGGTAACTTACGAGGTAAAGATTATAGCAGAGTACCAGAGTCAAATGAACCAAATTATACAAGCCTTTTTGGGGTCTTTTTCTACACCTGTAGCATTTAAAATAGAACATGACGGTCATGTTTTTGAGGCTTTCGGTGATGAAACTTTTGCAAACGAAGGAAATAGTGGCGGCCTTGGGTTGGAGGAACGAATCTTTAAGAGCACTACTACAATTACAGTTTTGGGTTATGTTATCGGTGCGGGGGAGAATGATAAAGTACCCACTGTAACAGTGCGTGAATCCGCTGCTGAGGTTACAATTGGCAGAGAAAGGGTGGTGCTTGGCGACGAGCCTGAGTTCCATGCGGGCAGAAAAGATAAATACAGAAGATAATCAACCTGGCGTTTGGAACACTGCCCTACTATTTATTATTGGTATTTAGTGTAAATTGTTAGATACTTTACTATACGATTAAAACCGAGGAGAAAACATTTCGATGGCTGACAACTCTTCTAAAAAGTTTAAGTTCATTTCGCCTGGAGTGTTCGTTGACGAGATAGATCAATCACAACTTCCAGCAACCCCAACTGAGGTTGGACCAGTAGTTATTGGACGTTCCCGCAAGGGACCTGCTAATAAGCCTGTGCAAGTAAACTCATACTCTGATTTTGTACAGACTTTTGGCGAGCCTGTACCTGGTAATGAAGGCGGCGATGCATGGCGTGAGGGCAATAATACTGCTCCTACTTACGCCCCATATGCTGCTAAGGCTTGGTTGAGAAATAATTCTCCTCTTACCTTCCTTCGTGTTTTGGGCGATCAAGCAACTGGCGCTAGTGGCACCGGCTTAGCTGGTTATTCAGTAGGTACTGCTGGCGGTACAAATGATAGCGGCGGCGTATATGCACTCGTTGTCTGGCCCTCCTCATCTGTAAGCGCTGAAAGCACGGTTGTGTCTGGCGCTGTCGCCGCACAGTTTTATTTGGAGTCAGGGCGTGTTCTTTTGTCTGCTTCCACAGGTCAAAATGGTTCAACGCTGTACGCTGTTGGTGCCACAGATGATTTCACTCTAGTATTCAGCGGTTCCACAGGTGCCGTGGATCAAAAAGTTAAGGTTAGCTTGAATCCCGATTCTGATAACTTCCTTAGAAAAGCTTTGAACACAAACCCAACAATTACTAATGGTGCCATCACCACTAACTCTACCCAGGCATTCTACCAGGGTGGCATTTATTGGCTCGGTGAGTCCTATGAATATCAACTTGGGGCAAAGGGTGTAGACAGTATTGGTCTTTTATCTGGCTCTAGTTATGATAAGTACCATGCTGCTATTCTTCCAATGGTTGAGAACAATGTCAATAGAAACGTTCAACAGAATGATTTTAATGCTCCTGCCAAAAAGGGCACTACAGGTTGGTTTATTTCTCAAGACTTAAACACTGATACCTCCTCATACCGTGCCCGTAATCAGCAGAAATTGTTCCGCCTTGAGGCTCTAACTGCTGGCGAGTGGGCACAAAGAGAAATTAAAGTCTCCATCTCGAACATTAAGGCCCCAGAGGGGAACTTCCAGTCTTACGGTAGTTTCTCTGTCCTTATTCGTGAGCTTTCTGATAACGATAATAGACAGGTTATCCTTGAAAGATATGACAACCTAAATTTGAACCCAGCATCTCCAGATTATATTGCTAAAAGAATTGGTGATAAATATCAAGTCTACAGCACTACAGAATTGAGAAATGTTGAGTACGGTGAATTTGAAAACCAGTCAAACTATGTTCGTGTGGTGGTCAATGAAGATGTAGCCGCTGGTTCAGGCGAGACTCGTTGGTTGCCATTCGGTGTCTTCGGTCCTGTCAAATACCGTGATGTAGGTTTGGTAAGTGGCTCCTCTGGATTCTCTACTAATCTCGCTGCTCCAGCATCCGGCGCTCGTGGCGGAGTCAGAACCATGCTTGATGGTGATAACTCCACCGATTATGGATTAGCCGGACACACTGTTGCCACAGATCAAATTTTATCCCTAGAGGGTATCGGCGCTACAGGAACAACCTTCAGCGGCTCTATTCAATTCCCAAGTGTTCCTTTGAGAACTAAAAGCACATGGGGATCTCCTAGAAATACAAAGAACACTTTCTGGGGAGCATGGACTGGTAGAACAAATACAAACACGTTCTTCAACCCATCTATCCGAGACTGCCTAAGACCAAGATCTTTTGATCTTAGTTCTATCAATGACAATCCAGCCAGCACTTCACTTGACGTAGCTGGTGAAACATCAGCTAACGCTGCCAGCGAAGCATTTGAGATCGCTTGGGTATTCTCCCTAGACAATGTTTCCGGGTCTACTAGCGCTGGGTATCAATATCTTGGTGGAAACGCTGGCTATAGACAACAGGGATTAAGTATTAGTGCTCTAGGGTCTTACACCTCATCCTTGGATGCTGGCATAGACCGTTTTACAACCACTTTACACGGTGGTTTTGACGGACTAGACATCACTGAGAGAGATCCATTCAGAAATAGTAAGATGGATGCCATCACTAACATTAGTGACACAAACTCTTACGAACTTTTCTCTCTTAGAAAGTCAATTAACATTGTATCTGATCCTGATGATGTACAGATGAATGCGATCACCATCCCAGGTGTGACTGTCACTGCCGTCACAGATTCACTTTTGGAGACCGCTGAGGATCGTGCAGATACTCTTGCAATTATTGATATTCCAAATGCATATGTTCCAGACACTGAAAGTTCTGCTAGTGCGCAGGCAAGAAATACTGAGAGTACACCAGATAAGGCTGCAACCGCACTTGCCGGTCGTAGCATCAATAACAGCTATGGTGCTGCATATTACCCATGGGTAAGGATCTTGGACAACAACACCAACCAGACCCTATGGGCACCACCTTCAGTTGCTGCTCTCGGTGTTCTATCCAGTACGGATAGGCGCAACGCCCCATGGTTTGCTCCAGCAGGGTTCACCCGTGGTGGACTAAGCGAAGGCGCTGCCGGTGTGCCAGTTTTAGATGTATCACAAAGGCTCACATCTGACAGTCGTGACACATTGTACGAAGCAAATATTAACCCAATCGCTAAATTCCCTGCTGAAGGTATTGTGATCTTTGGTCAGAAAACACTACAGCAGACAGCAAGTGCGCTTGACAGAATTAACGTTCGTCGCCTAATGATCTTCTTGAAGCGTGAAATTTCCTTCATCGCATCTAGGCTTCTTTTTGCGCCAAACGCACAGGCAACTTGGGATCGCTTCTTGGGTCAAGCTGAGCCACTTCTACGTGATGTTAAGGCTCAGTTCGGTATTGACGACTTCAGATTGATTTTGGACGAGTCAACAACAACACCAGATCTTATTGATCGCAACATCATTTATGCTAAGTTGTATGTGAAGCCCACCCGTGCTGTAGAGTTCTTCGCAATCGACTTCATAATTACAA